TTCGAACGCTGAAGAGAAAAAGAACTCTTCTGAAACCGCAGACGGACCTCTTCTCGATACATATAAAGCGGCCATCAAGAAGCTCATTGCCAAGGGCAAAGAGAAAGGCCACATCTCGGTCGATGAATTGAACGCTGCCTTGCCGTCGGAGCATTTTTCCTCCGAACAGATCGAAGACGTGATGAGCAATCTCAACGAGATGGGCATCAATGTTATCGATGGTGAAGATGGGGACGACTCGGATGACGATGACGAGAAAGACTCGGATCCGAGCGGCAATATCTCTGAAGATGATGTTGGCCGTACCGATGATCCGGTCCGTATGTATCTGCGTGAAATGGGCAGCGTCGAGCTGCTGTCGCGCGAGGGCGAAATTGCCATTGCCAAACGTATCGAGGCTGGCCGTGACATGATGATTGGCGGGATTTGTGAATCCCCGCTGACCATTCGCGCGATCGTCAACTGGCATGATCAGCTTCAGGCTGGCAATCTTTTGCTTCGCGATGTGATCGATCTGGAAACCACCTATGGCGGTGGTCCGGATGCGGAAATCGCAGCCGCAGAAGGTGACGAAGCCGAAGAAACCGAAGGCGATGATTTCGAGGCAGCCGCCGTCGAAACCGATGCCGACGAAGACGAAGAAGCCGAAACCGAAACGCCAGAACCGACCGGTGCGCCCGCCAGCGACGAGGAAGAAGAGGACGACGACGAAGAAGAGTCGGACGAAGATTCCGAGGGTTCTGAAGGTGATGGTGATGGCGACGATGAGGACGATGACGAGAACGAACAGGTCAACGTTTCACTTTCCAAAATGGAAGAGGAACTGACCGAGCAGGTTCTTGAGAAGTTCGAACTGATCGCCAAAACCTATGAGAAATTGCACAAGGCACAGGAACAGCGCCTTGTCGCGATGAACAAGGGTGAAACCGTTCCGGCCGCGACCGAAAAACGTTATGCCAAGCTGAAGGGCGAGATGGTTGACCTGATGGAAGATGTTCATCTGAACAACTTCCGGATCGAGGAGCTGCTTGATCACCTGACCGGCCTGAACAACCGTTTGCTCGGCCTTGAAGGCAAGCTTCTGCGTTTTGCCGACCGTTGCAAGATCAAGCGTCCCGATTTCGTCAAACAGTATCAGGGCCATGAACTTGACCCGAACTGGATGGAACGCGTCAGCGAATTGCCGGGCAAGGGCTGGAAGGCTTTCATCGAACGCTACCCGGATGAAATCGCGCAGCTGCGTGAACAGGTTGGCGGTGTTTCGGCCGAAGTCGGTTTGCCGATTGGTGAATTCCGCCGTGTTTACGGCGTCGTCAACAAGGGCGAACGCGAAGCGGCACGTGCGAAAAAGGAAATGATCGAGGCCAACCTGCGTCTCGTGATTTCGATTGCCAAGAAATACACCAACCGCGGTCTTCAGTTCCTCGACCTTATTCAGGAAGGCAATATTGGCCTGATGAAGGCGGTGGACAAGTTTGAATACCGCCGTGGTTACAAATTCTCGACCTATGCGACCTGGTGGATCCGTCAGGCGATTACGCGTTCCATCGCCGATCAGGCCCGTACGATCCGTATTCCGGTTCACATGATCGAAACCATCAACAAGCTGGTCCGTACCTCGCGCCAGATGTTGCATGAAATCGGTCGGGAGCCGACCCCGGAAGAGCTGGCAGAAAAACTGCAGATGCCGCTTGAAAAGGTTCGCAAGGTTCTGAAAATCGCAAAAGAGCCGATCTCGCTCGAAACCCCGATCGGGGACGAGGAAGACAGCCATCTTGGCGATTTCATCGAGGACAAGAACGCCGTTCAGCCGCTTGATGCTGCGATCCAGGCCAACCTGCGTGAAACCACCACGCGCGTTCTGGCATCGCTTACACCGCGTGAAGAACGTGTTCTGCGTATGCGTTTCGGTATTGGCATGAACACCGACCATACCCTCGAAGAGGTTGGTCAGCAGTTCTCCGTGACCCGCGAACGTATCCGTCAGATCGAGGCAAAGGCACTGCGCAAGCTCAAGCATCCGTCGCGCTCGCGCAAATTGCGTTCGTTCCTCGATTATTAAAAAATCTTGCGACGTTCGGGCTTGACCTTGGCCCGAAAATCGCTAGTTTTCGGGACCGCGCCAAACAATTGGCGCGGTCTTTTCCATTCCCCTTGGGGGCCCGTAGCTCAATTGGTTAGAGCCGACCGCTCATAACGGTCTGGTTGGGGGTTCAAGTCCCTCCGGGCCTACCAAACACCCAATAAAACATATGTTTTTCAATGATTTATTGGAATTGTGTCCCACGTTCAAACCGGTCGTGGGACACATTGGCCTTTCATCCGGGGGATTTTAGGTCAAATCAGACACAAAAAAACCGACCATTTGAGGTGGCCGGTTCGGTGATCGAGGATCCCAGATCCTACCAGTCGACGTGTTTCATTCGTTCCATTGCTTCCTTGGCCAGAAGCCATCGATCAGCGTCCTTGGTGTAAACTTCAGAAGTTTGGGCGACCGCGTGGCCGTGAATGGCCATAACTTGGTACTGAGTACATCCCATTTCGGTCAGCAGCTTGCCAGCGGCCTTTCGGATGCCGTGACTGGTGCGGTCAGGCAGGCCAGCATCAAGGCACCATTTCTTGAACCTGTTCGCGAGGCCCTTTTCCGATTTGAACGGCTGACCATATTCGGTCAGCAAGTAGGTCTGGCCCTGAACAGTCGGTGCGCGTGTGGCTTTAATCAATGGTGTCAACATCGGGATTGCAACATACTTTGATCCCTTTTTCTTCGGCTGCCATCCAAGCCCAATCATCCCGTCGCGGGTGAATTCGTGTTCGCGCCCCAGACGATAGGCGTCACTGATCCTGCAGGCAGTGAACATGAACAGTGTGATACACAGATGAGCATTGGTACCGGGCTTGTGAACCGATCGATATTTCTTCAAGTCTTCGACCGACCATGGTGTCGCGCCGCCGCGATTGATGTTGTAGCGTTCGACACCTTCAGCGGGGTTGATATGCGCGGTGCCAGTTCGTTTCGCCCACCGGTACATGGCCTTGACCGACTTCAGTAGGTTGTCGGCTTTCCCCGGAGTGTTTCCAAGCGCTTCATGCACCTTGTAGATCTCTGATGTTGGCATCAGCATGTGACAGTTTCCGAACCGGTTGCCGTCATCATTGATCCGGTTACCTAGTTCGATCAGAAGCCCGCGCCGCTGCATCAATGTCAGTGGCGATGCCAGATCAGCATCAACCTTGCCCTGAAGGGCATCAAGGTATTTGGCAATCAGCCAATCGAGGCTTTCGCGTACATGCCGGTCGGCAGGGCAGTCTGGTTCCGGGGACAGTTCTATACCCGCCCGTGCTGCATGATAATGCTCCATAAACTGCTTATGATCGGGCTGAATGTGTAGTCGGATCCTACGCTTGGGTGATCCCTCCACACGGACGCGATAGCGTTCATTGCCGGATGGAAGTTTCTCGCAAATCAGTCCAGGCAGATTAAGTTTCAAGGGGTTCTCGTAGGCCATGCCAAAGGTGCCTTATCTTCAACCGGCTTTTCATTTTCGTCAACTGATCCGATTTTGAGGCGTACACAGTCGGCTGTCATGATGATTTCTGAGACAGACAGGCCGCGCTCCGTCGCAGCCTTCAGAGCCCTTTTTAATTCGGTCTCTGTCACTGTTGCGCGGCGGCTCATGCTGCGGCCCTCACGGAATCCCAATCAACGTCGGGCTTGAAGAAACCGGGCATCCCACGACACGGAACGAAAGGCATCGGGCGCGGGTTGGCCAGAACATAGCCGTAGGGGCCATAGAACCATTTGCTGTCGGATTCCGATACGCAATCTACGATATCGACCGTCCCGATCAGGCCGCCAACAGGCAGGCGCAGATATTCGGCAAGTTCTTTGCCATCTTCCTCGATCGTCAGTGCGGAATGCACAAAGATCGTTCCACGAACCTTGGTGCGCCGGTCGCGGTTTTCGATGTCTTTGCCTTCAAACAGGATCCGGTATCCCCACGGTTGGCGAACGCTTAAAGCCAACTCCGGCAATATGTCGGGGATTGGTTGCCCTTCCCAGAATATCCGGTCGTTCCAATGGCCGATTTCCTGCTTGGCAAAAGCAAGCCGCTTGGTCATCTGGTGCAGGCCGTTGCGCTTTTCTTCCCACTGTGACCGGCGTTCCATCAAGTCGATTTGCTGCGATCGGGAAAGGCGTGTCAGGTCAGTCGGTGGCGATATGATGCCTTGAGGGATCGACTTCAGTTCACGGCGCAGTTCGAATATCTGATCGTGCAATGATTGCGTTTCAATGGTCAGGGTCGATATCGCCTTCTGCGCATCCTTGATCAATTCATTCATGGGGTTTTGCCTCCCTTTTTGTGGCATCCATGATCGCCAGTTCCAGAAGGGTTGGCGGCAAGTCTTGATGATTGAGTGCGCCGCGAAATGTTCGGCGGCATCTAGGGCAGGTTCCCTTGTCCACTTCGATCGCATTTGGGTCTGTGGCAAGCGGGCAGGGGTTGGATATCGGACAATCTGTCATTCCGCAGCCTCCTGGACTTCCTGCTTGGTCGATACGATATCGCTCAGATCGAACCGTTCCTTGTCGGTCGGGTGAACAAAGGCTTTTCCGTGCAAGCGCGATGTGATGGTTGGAAGATGTCCGGGACGCAAGAAAGGCCATTCCCAGACGAACCATGCGAAGCACTGTTTTCCTCTTGTGGTTTTTCCTTCAAATGCGGCGGGATACATCGTGATCCGATCCATGAAGGCATGAACGCGGGCTGGTGGATGGTCGATGAACAGACCGTCATCAAGGTTTCTGTCTTCGGAAAGAAGGTATCGGAGGTCTAGCAGGCAGCACAGTTTGCCGCCTGTGGGACCGGCATCAGTCAGCAGGTCGATCCCGTGCTTGATAATCGTTGTAGCTGCGCGTGCCCTGCCGACACGTTCGCCATAAAGGCGACCGTAGGGTGTGTTGCTGACAAGGTTGGGCTTGATCAGTTCTTCCCGTTTCAGAAAGTCTTGGTTGCCGATCACCGGGAAGTAGGTTTTTTTCTCGGTCACGTCGCCAATAGTTGTAGCGACAACGTTTCCAGATCCGACAATATCTGCAGCGGTAGCCGCCAGTATCCCATCACCGGCACAGAATTCATGCAATCCACCGGGGAAACTCTCGACCGATGCAAGGGCTCGCAACGTGCAAGGTGGGGAACGATAATGATCATCAAGAGGACGGACTGGATTAACCATGTGCCCCTCCATCGATCGAGAACAGATCACCCATGGCCATCTTGGAGCGACGGGTGATGGCTGCATTGGCACGACGCATTGGAGCATCGTGCCTGTTGTGGCATCGCTGGCAGAGTGCTGCGAGATTTTCGTCGCGACAATCTGCCGGATCCGGGTTGTGAACATGCGCAATTGTCAGAACAATCTTAACTATCCGATGGGAAGCCCCGTTACGCTCAAGGTAAAACGGTGTGTCCTTGTGCCCGGATTTGCGCAGCGGCCTCTTCCCGACCGAGATGAACCTGCCTTTGGCAGTACGGAATCCCCACGCGTGATTTCGCACACCGCACCATTCACAGTGGTTTCCAGCGCGTGTAAGGATCTTCTGACGGATTTGAGGCCAGTTTTTTGGGTACAAAGCCCGGTTCTCAGGTGAAATTGGCATCGCTTCAATCCCGCAGATCAAGGTTGAAAAAGCAGATCGATGGGCAGTTGCGATCATCGATATGAAATTTGTCAGCCGGATCCCGCGTGATTGTCAGATGCACTTCGACATCATCGATAATACCGACAAGGTGCCGTTCCCGATCTGCGCCTCGATTTTCGATTTCAATCATCGAACTGTTGATCAGTGCTTCGAGACGTTCTGCGTTGATATTCATTGTTGGTCTCCCTGATTGCTAGGCAGCGTATTGCTGCGCGATGTTTCCCCATTGGTCGGCCATGGCGTTGGCAACGCCCTCGAAAAAGCGCGATCGCTCTTTCCAGCGTTCAGGGCCAGGTGGCATCCGGTGAACCCGTGGGGTGCGACCGGGGACAATCTTGGTTGCTTCAAGCGCTGGTAGGTTTTTGAGCCATAGACATGTGCGCTTGGTTTCGCCGTGCCCGAACTGCCACGGTTGAATGCTTTGAGCGGGCGGGCTGTAGTTTCGGATGCGGATTTTGGCGTGTTTGTGCATGACAGGGTTCTCGATCGCGATGCGATCAATTCGCGCATTCCAAAGGTCAGAGAACAGGTCACAGCCTGCGTCCAGTTCCTGCCACATCTGATCGATGGTTTTGCCTGAAGGCGGAACGCTCAACCATCTGACACCGCTATTGCAGAGGCGTGTGCATGGCGGGTGCGCCACAATCAGCATGTCCCAACCGTCGTCCAGGATCTCGCGAACGTCGCCTATGATGTGTTTGTTCGATCGATCTTCAGACGGCAGAAGATCACAGGACCATGCGTCATGTCCCCGGTGTGCAAAGGCGCGTCGTACCGTCCCGGAAAATTCACAGGCGACCAGAACCTTTAGGCTTTCTGCGGTATGCATCTATTTGCCCTCCCATGAGAAAATCCAACATTTGACGGTCTTGCCGCCGAACGCCTTGTTGTGGCTTCGAACGGCCTTGATTTCGCGGAAGCGGCGGGTGCGGGATTGCTTCAGGAACTTTTTCAGATCGGACAGTGGTGGGAGTTGCTGGTTGTGGTGATGGGCGACCGACTGCATGTGGTTGAGGTTGATCGCGATTTGGTTTTCGATCTGCATGCCGTGGTTGAGCTTTTCGTCGCCAAGGAAGTCATAGGCTTCCCAGAATTCCTCAATCATCGGATGGTCCGCGCTGATCGCTTTCTGGCGATGGAAAGCGGCCCACTTCAGGGCATCAATCGTTTCATCCAGCCGGTCCTTTGGCATGTTGGTCAGGTCGGCCAGTGCCTCCACCAAGGTCATTAGCTGCGCGTGGTTCTTGGCAATTCGGTTTGACCGGATGTCCGGGCTTTTGAGGATCTCAGCTTCCCAATGGGCCGTGCGGTTGAAAACATGTTCAAGAACCTTCTTTTCCTGCGTCACAGCTTTGATCAGGAAGAAACTGACATGTTCCACCGGAATGGCCGCAAGCGCGTCTGCAGCCACCTTGGATGCCGATGTGTGGCCGCTTGTGTCAAAGGTGGTATGGATGATGCGCTGCATGATTGCTTCGGACGCATTCACGGCGGCGTTCTGGCTGATTACGACCGATCCCCGGAAGGGTGGTTCGCTGGTTTCGTTGCCGCCGTTCTTCAGGCCACGGGCGCGGCTGGCGCGTCCGTTATAAGCAGTCTTGAGTTCGTCCCAATCAAACTGTTTAGCCTTGGCGCTGTCTTCGCGGTCACTTTCAATCAGGCAGATCGGAAGGTTTGATACTTGCGAGAAGATACGAGCGCGGGCGGCAAGGGTGGATTTGTTCGGGTCAAAGCCCTCGTAGTCGGAGCGGCCTACCAGCTTCCAAAGGAATTCGATCAGGGTTGATTTACCAGCCCCGGCTTCACCGACGATCTCCAAGAAAGGATAGGATTTTTGTTCGGCGCGGATCTGTTCGGCAAACAGGCTTCCAAGGAAGAACGCGGTCGCGATCAGGCCCTTGGCGCCATAGGCGGCATAGACCATATCGGACCAATCGGAAATGTAATCGGTGGCACCCCCAATATGCAGTTGGAGCGACTGATTGAGCGACTTGATCGATGTCTTGCCGACTTCAAAAAAGTCTTCGTCGTTGATTTCAACAACCTTGCCGGATGCGACCGCCCGATCGTTGAAAACATAAACGCCATGTTCCTTGGAATAGCCGATGAAGTCGGTCGTCTCGACAATCTTGATGTTGTCGAGATAGTGCTTCACCAGCCAGTTCAACTGAACAGAGTTGCCGGTATAAAGCGCACCTGGCGCGATCGATAACAACCGCTTTTTGAACTCACTGGCCGTCGCGACCTGACCACCGGAAAAGGTGTTTTTGATGGTGTGGCGGCCGTGTGGGAACTCAATTCGGGTGTAATACCAGCTTTCATCTGTCTGCTTGTCCTGTTGGAAATACAGGAATTTGAAAGTGCAGTTCGATATCTCTTCGAGCCGCCCTGCTTTCCTGATGGCTTCCGGTTCGGCCTCTTCGCGGCTTATCCCGCGATCCGCCGCCACTGTCATGGCATTGTTGTAGATCTCGGAAATAACCGAGAACCAATAGGTGCGCGTTTCAAACTCAACAGCAAAGCTGCGGCTTTTGTATCGTTCCCATACCAAATACGCCTTATCCATTGGTGACTTGGCCAGAAGCAAATCACCATGGAAGCGATACCGCGCCATGTCCCTTTCCGTCAGGGCATTGGCAAGATGCGCGTCGTTCCAATCGACCTTTTTGCCATCCTTCTGCGGGATCAGTGCGGCCTTGTTGATCAGCGTTGTGCTGTTCTTTTCAACATGCCGGATGCATTTTCGAATGTGGCGTCTGCCGGCCACATCATTGTCCATCGCCCAAATCAGGGTGATGTTCTTTTGCTTCAGCTTATCGAGTTCGATATCAGGCAGGTTATAGGCCGACAGGATCGCGGCGGCCTTTTGCCCGTTAACCGCTAGGGTTGCGGCATCAATGCAGCCCTCAACAATCCACAGTTCGTCGCCGTCCTTGAGTTTTTGTCCAGGCGGTGTCCACCAGCGGCCCTTATAGGGCACGCTACCAAAGTTGGCGCGGCGATCATCGACCTTCTTCGTTTTGGGATCGGTAATGCGGACGGTTTCAATCAACCGTTCCATGAAAATGTTTTCGCCGCGGCTGATATCAAACACGACGGTCGCGGTTTCCCGGTCACCCCAGCTATGGGTGAATTTGCCTTGCCGGTACCAACCCTTTGTTTTCTTCGGATCAAGGCCGCGCACGAAATCCATATACCGTTCTGCGGTGCGGTTGGGATCTTCGGTCGTGGCGGGATAGCGTTCATTGAACTTGCCAAAGGCATCCGGGTACAGGTCTTTGACGTTGGCGGTGTGGCCGCATTTGTTCTCGCGGCCACACTTGATCACCCATGGGCTGGTGGCCTTGGTAAACAGTTCCAGCCGGTTGCAGGACGGGCAGCGTCCTTGACGCAGCCAGTCATTTACGGGCTTGAACCGATAGTCGTCTATCAGGCGCTTGACGACTTCCTTTCTGACATCATCGGTCATTTCGCGCATAGGATGCCCCGTTGCGTTTGCTGTTGGGCAACAATGCGGATGGCCTTGGCCCGGTAGGGCTGCAGCCAGCTTTGCAGTTCGATGGTCTTGTCGATGAAATAGGCCGGTGACTGAAGCTGATCACCGACTTCCAGAAATTGGATCAGAAGATCCGCGTGGTCATCTGTCTTGGCGCTTTTGCGCGAGATCCCGTGCAGCAGGGTTTCTGCTGCACTGAACGCGGCCCATGTGAAAGCCATATCGGAAACAAATTTTGGATCGCGCCGCATGATCAGGACTCCTGTCCATGCCAAGCGATGGGCTTGCGCGGGGTGGTGTCGATCTGGTCGTCAAGATCAGCGATTGTTTCTTCAAGCGGGGGAGTGACCATGACACAGGCGGTCATGCCCATTCGGGCGATCGAGGCGGCCTGTTCCTTGTGTCCGGCTTCAATCAGAAGCGCGATGCCTTCAAGGCCATCATACAGCTGATTAAGCAGCATGGCAGCCTGTTCGGTGGTTTCGATCTGGTCAAAGGAAATGAGTTTGTCGGTCATGTTAAAGCCCTCTGGATAGCGTTTCACAACACCACCAGAACGGCTTCTTACGACCGCGCTGGTGGCGGGAGGGTAAGAACCTGTCCAGAGGCAGGCGGGTTTATTCCCCCGAAGGGTCTTGTATTCACCGCCCTCCCGCCATAAGCGAGATGCACCCGGATTCCGGGCACAAAAATAGCCGCAACTAACGTGACGGCTTGCCGTCTGGATCAGAGGGTTCTTACTCCCCCACGGCGGGTTATTTCCGCCGATAGGTTGGACCATACGCCTGTTGCGGAACGTCGTCAAGTGTGAGAGATGTGCAAAATGAACACCGTGTGTTTTTTGCACATCACTCGTTGACGTCATACCTTTTAGTGTGTATATTGCACATACTGCTTGCGGAGTTGAAGGGAGGTGGTGTCCATGATCAGCAGCAGGAAGATAATCGAGAAACTCGAGGCAGCAGGTTGGGTATTCGAGAGGCAGGGCAAGGGTGACCACGTGATCTATATTCATCCCGATCACGATTTCCCAATTGTCGTAGTCCATCCGCGTAAGGACTGTCCGATTGGATTGGTTAGGAAAATTGAAAGGCAAAGTGGAGTGAAGCTGCGTTAAGCAGCTTCCCCCGCTCTTCGGGGCGGGGAAACCACTGGGAGATGAACTGATACACAAGAACGATATCAGTGGATAATTACAAATAATTAGGCAAGTCAAAACACAAAGATGGAGGGAATGCCTGCTACACAGAAAAAGGTTTTTAATATTGTTGTAGATGGCATTCGAAGTATGAACATGGAACGAAGCTATACAGCTATCATCGAAAAGGACAACGATCAGTATATCGTCAGTTTTCCTGATCTTCCGGGCTGCATGACCTTCGCTAATAGTTTGGAAGAGGCCTATCAGAATGCACGGGATTTGTTGCCGGTGTATCTTGAGGCCATGTACGAAAACGGCAAATCCATCCCGGAAGCTACCGGGTATGAAGATGTCAGAAACAGTGTCGAAAGTGGCGAAGATGAAGATGGAGAGTTTATTGGTAAGTTGTTGGTCTCGGCGCGGATGCCGGGCAAGATGGTGAGAACCAATATTACGTTGGAATCCTATCTTCTCGAGGCGATTGATAGACTGACAACCAATAGATCTGCTTTCTTCGCTGATCTGGCAGAAAGAGAGATCAGAAAGCGCAGTCATCCCGTTTGATACGGAATAGTGACTGTGGTCTTTGAAGCCCGTGCCATCCCCGGCACGGGCTTTTTCCTTGAGAGTGCAAGATTGCATCATGTCCCCCTGATGGACAGTTGTTCAAGCCGGGTTTGGCTGTGCCGTGTCTTGAGCGATATGAAGATTGACGCCAGGTGCCGGTTTCAGGCTTGGCCGCAGGGTGCGGATGGCGTTCATTTCGGCAAGAAAGACGTGGAGACAGTCGGGGTTGCGGCATGACAGGGTTATTTCCCTGTACATGATTGTGACTTGTCGGGTTTTGGCAGTGCTGCAGCTTGACCCGCAGTGCGGGCATTTCATGGCGTTGTGACCGGAGGCAGACATAGATCAATCCTTTGCGATTGTTGCTGGTGCGCCCCCCGGCGCTGATTTACCTGATTGTTGCAGTCCCCAGATGAACAGGTTCAACAGGGAGATAAGCTGTTGGAATTCCGGGACTAGCTGATTGCGTTCGATGCGATCTATGTGACCGTCAAGCATGGCCTCGGACAGTGAGGCCATTCTTTGCGCAAGTTCATATTGCGCGTGATTTCCGGTGATCTGGAGTGAGGCCGAGAATTGTAGCGGGGTGGCGTTTCCGTAACCGGCATGCCGCAGGCAATCATTCACATAGTGCGGCCCAAGCGTCTGGGCGAGAATGATCCAGTCGGAGAGATTGGGGCAGGTTGCAGCGTTGCGCCACGACTTCACAGTGCGCGAAATGAACGGTGTTTGTTCTGCCAATTCCGGCAAGGAAATGCGCAGGCCATTGTCTGATCTGCGGCCATCACCAACATGCTTACGCAGGATGGATCCGTGCGTTTCCTTGAAGTTTTCCTGTCCGATGCACTGTTCGATAGACACGGCATTTCACCCCCCTGATGGTGTAAATGTATGTCATCACAATTATTCAAAACGAATAACAAAAGCAAGCGCGTTTTGTTGGTAGGCGATTGCATGGAGGTAGGGTTATGAGGAAAAAAACAGAGGATTTCAGCGATTTGCAGGGTGACCCAAAGATAGGCAAAAAACTGCGACAGGCACGAGAGCGCCTTGGTATGTCGGGGGATTCCGCCGCCAATTCCGCAGGTCTATCAAGTGCACAAACCCTGTACGGTTATGAAAAGGACCGCCGCGAACCGGACTTTTCCGCGCTGGTGCGTTTATGCAATACATTGGGCGAGACGCCTAATTCCCTGTTTTCATTCCCTGATTTTAACCGCAGTCTGATGGCGGAAGTCATGGTCGCGGTCGAGGAATTCATGCTGGCCAATAGCCGCAAGGTTGATCCCAAAATCAAGGCGCAGCTTTGCTTTGCAGTCTATGACGCGCTTGAGGCAGAACCCGACAAACTCAGAGATGAAAATGGTTCTCTGAACCTATCCGAACTGATGGGGCTGATGCGCCTAGCCCTTTGAGTAGCTTGGTATCTAGTTCGGTTAGGTTATTGAAAATCAACAATTTTATCCTTGACCTTGCGGGAATATTTCCGTCTTCTACTTGAACGGGCAGCCGGTGGGCGGGACAACCCACCGACTTCGTGCAAGGGACGTTGCACTACCAGACATATGGCTTTTCCCGTAGCCGTCTAGCCCCGCCTCCAGCCGGAGACCGGTGATTTATATGGTAGTCAAATGCGTCGAGTGAATGTTTTTCAAACACCGCGTGGTCGTCAGTCTTGGGATCGCGCAATGTGTCTTATCAGTCAAACCAAACCCGTCAAGAAAACTTATTGTGCACCGGTCCGATTGCTTGGATTGGCTGTCTTGTTGGTGTTTTTTTTCACCATAGCATCGCACCTACCCGGTCTGTTTTATTCATATTGAATAAAACTGTATGGCTTGAGTTCAACGTGGATCAGGCGGATATCATGCGGTTTTCCGTCAGGGGCGTGAAATGGCGCTGAACGAGGTTGTCGCGCCATCATTTGTCCATTCGTGCGAGACTTCCTGCGTAACCCAGTTGACGCTATTGATCTCCGGTCTCCATCCAGCAAGCGCAAGTGGTTGCCCTGCATGGATTGAAGGATCGCCGTTGGAGACGTTCAGGTTTATGGTCATCTGGCCGCGTTGCATTCGTGCCCATTCCGCCTTTGCCGCGTGATAGGCCGCGATCGCATTCGGGAAGATACGCTTCAGCGTCTTCCAGTTGTCACCGGATCCCGCTGTTGCATATTTGGTCCGGTTGGCGTTGTGGTCCCGCCACTTTGCCCGGACACCCGTAAAGGTGCCTTCCCGATCGGCAATCTGGAAGTGATGGGTTGCGGTCTGATCACGCTGGATATTTGCCTTGGGCAGAAGAATGCCACTGACCGTCTTGTCATAGCCGACCGGGGTAAAAAGCAGGCGACCGGACTTGATGGTGGCAATCGCGTCATAATCCTTACCCAGACGGGTCAGGAAGTTTGGATCGCTTTCGTTGGTCTGGTCGATGTGATCGATCGGGATCCCGGCAAGCCCATCCTCGATCGCGGGGATCAGGTCATACCGTTTGGCTATTGTGGTCAGGATCTCGCCAATGGTTTTGCCGTTGTAGGATTCCTCGCGCTGGATCTTGAACGGACCTTGGAAATCAGCGCTGCAGCCTGAAACTGTGACGATATCGGGTGGCCCGGATTCCGCGACCTGATCAATTGTGAAGCTGCCTTTGTCCTGGAGATCGCCGTCATATCCCAAAAACACCTGCAGTCGAACCCCGCGTTTTGGCAGGTTCAAGGTGCCATCCGGGTCAGACAGTTCAATCTCGCACTCGTCAGCTTCGACACCGGGCTTATCGACCACGCGTACTTTGTTGAGATACTTCTGCATGCGGGCGGTGACGTCGACACTGTCAGCGATAATCTGATACTGCGGGATCATGGTTTGCTATCCATCAGATTGCCAAGTTGTTCGTTGTCATCGTTGCCATAGCGGGTAAGTGAAATGGTGAACTCGATCTTTCGGGCAAGGCCATTTGAAATCATGTGAGACCGCGTTTCCTCGATCCGATCGATAAACCATTTTCCCAACACATCACCGTTGCCAGCCGTGAGGATCCACGCCTTGCCGCCTGCGGCCATTTCGCGCAATTTGTCCAAATGAACCGGACCACCAGTCAATTCCGGCATCAGTTTTCCATCAATGGTCAGGGTGTCGTTTCCCGGCCCCAGAAACTGATGTGCAGGTGCTTTGCCGAACCTGTTGGTTGCCGACCACCGATATTCTGTAGACCGCTTCAGGGTCTCATAAGGAACGGTTTTCAGTTCGAAGACAAACAGTCCAAGCGATAGCAGCATGTCAGTTGGTCCGATCAATCAGGGATGAACGTTCACGCGCCTGCTTGCGGCGCTCTATCATTTCGATCTGGCGGGCGACTTCCTTGGCTATCGCATCCGGGTCAGCCTCGGTACCGGCATTCACGGTAATGCTGTATGTGTTGTGGGCTCCCTGCATGGACATTTGATCAGCGGCACTTGCCGCCGCGCCCGGGGACGCGGCAAGAGCGGCTGCGATCGGGGCAACGGCAGCCGTTCTAACCGGGTCTGCAGCCTTGCGGATTGCGCTGCCGGTATCACTGGCGGATGGTCCATTGCTGTTGATTGTCAGGGCGCTTTTGCTGTCATCGCCAAACAGTCCACCAATAGCGTCTGACAGCCATTTGATCGGCTGCGCCAATGCTTGAAGCTTCTCGCTTATCCAGTCCCACGCAACGCCAAATGCTTCAGTGATCCCGGCCCACAGGTCAACGAAGAAGCCCTTGATCGGCCCCCAATACTCGTAAAGCAGATAGGCAGCCCCTGCGATGGCCATCACAGCAACGCCGATGGGGTTGGCGGTCAGCGCCATGCCGATGGCACGAATGCCAGCCGACACGATGGGAAAGGCGATCTTGGCGACGGATCCGACAAGCCCGATCCCCTTTCCAACCAGCCCCATGCCACTCCCCAGCACCCCAGCCTTGATGCCAAGCGCGGTAAAGGCAAATTTTGCCATGGCGAACGGACCAAGTAGACCGGCAACTGTGGTGGCCAACAGACCACCAGTGAAGATCAACCCGGCCAGAACGGCGGCTACCTTGACCAGTCCGCTTGCAAGTTCCGGGTTGGCCTTCACCCATCCCGTGATGGATCGCACCACGCCTGTTGCGGACTGGATCAGGCTGCGTAACGGTGCGTCGTTAGTGCTGGTCAGGCTGATATTCATGCCTTCGACCGCCGACCAGAAGGACTTGATATCCCCTGCCGCGTTATCGCCCATTTGCTTGGCCACGCGCGCGGTTTCCCCCATGGAGGTATTCAGAACATCAACAAATTTGGTGATTTCACCTGATCCGCCCTGTTCGACAAGGGTGGCAAACGCGGCCCCTGCTTCCTGACCAGCTATTGCGGTCAGGTGGGCAAGGCGCTGGGCCGAGCCCAGTCCCTCCGTCGATTTTGCAATATCGCCCAGGATATCAACCATGCTTCTGGCGTTGCCATTAAAGTCCATGGTTGAGATGCCAAGTTCGTCCAGTGCATCAAGGGCTTCTTTCGGGGGCTTGGACATGCGCGAGAACATGGCACGAAGGGCGGTACCGGCTTGGCTTCCCTGAATGCCGACATTGCCCAGAAGGCCGGACATGGCCGCAACGTCTTCAACTGATGCGCCGAATTCCTTTGCGATCGGGGCGGTGTATTTCATGGTTTCGCCCAACATGGACAAGTCCACGTTTGAACGGGTGAAGGTCGCGGTCATGATATCGCCCAACCGGCCCATGTCGCTGGCCTGCATACCAAATCCCGACAACACGTTCGATGCGATATCGGCTGTCGTTGCCAGATCCGTTGCACCCGCCTTCGCCAGATCAAGCATACCCGGCATGGTTTGCAGGATTTCTTTTGCTTCAAACCCGGCCATGGCAAGGAATTTCATGCCGCCTGCGGCCTCAGATGCAGAGAAACTGGTACTGGCACCAAGTTCCTCGGCCTGCGCACGCAGTTGGGACATGGCTTCGGACGCCTTGTCCAGCCGTGCAATTGCCCCGACGCCAGACATTTGTTCGTCAAACTCGATGCCTGCCGATGCCATGCGCCCGCCAAGGGCAATCGCCCCACCACCTGCTGCCATACCAGCAGCCCCACCAATCGCCATGTTTGCCTGAAGCTGCATGGTCTTTTGCATTTTGGCACGGGCGCTGGCCAGTGCATTGGTTTTCATCCGTGCCCGTTCAAGGGACTTGGCTTGCTTGTCGGCGGCAGCGCGGGCGGAATCCAAATCGGTTTTCAGCTTGCGCTGGGCATCGCCAAGCTTACGGGTATCTATACCTGCTGCGGAGAGCTTTCGCCGCAACATGCCAGTGGAGCTCGAAATCTGCTGTTGCGCATTTTCAAGCCGATTGACCTCTTTACGGGCGGCATTGAACTCGTTGCGCATCTTGCGGGTGACTTTGTCGGTCGATGCGATCTGCTGGCCGAGTTGCTGTGCGCGTTGTTGGGCCGTGTTCAAGGCCGCGGCGTTTTGACGTGCCGCGGCCTTGAGATCCTTAAATGACTTCAGGTTCCCAGATACCCGTTCAAGGTCGCGCACCCGTCCTGCAGCCTGCGCAAGCTGATCTTTCAACTGGCCGCTTGACTGTTTGATCTTGCGGAACGGTGCGCTGACCTTGTCGGCGGCCTGCATCAGAATGTTAAGCTTCAGATCAGACATGGGAATCCTGTCAGCTATCGGTTGGACTGTGCGGACTTAACGGCATCCGCCTCGACCTGAAGGAACTCGACCGCCAGTTCATAGGTTTCGGCCAGTTCTTCCAATGTCAGATTGTTGAAGACGTTGGGGGGGAAGGATCCCGGAAACGCCTTCATGATCAGTCCCCAAGCCATGGGGATGTCATCGGGGATGGTTACGCTGTGAAAAAATTTTCCGCGAGGCCCTGCATGATTGCGACGGAATCCCGTGGATCCATCATCTGAACATGGGCTTCGGTGAGCGCCGGGCTCGTGATGCGTGGCAACAGGCCGAACAGGACATTGGCATCAAGCTCGGAAAGCTGGATCAGTTTCACACCACGCAGATCACCGCCCAGAGGGCGACGGATGGTGGTTCTGTCCAGTGTCTTTTCAGAGCCATATGGAAGCGGCTTGACAAAGGTGTGATCAAAGCTGGCGTTAACTGCGCCGTTGGTTGCTGCGGCGATATCGTCGGTTTTCTTGGTCATGATGTGTCCCTTTCAAGAAAAAGCAGGAAGCCCCCCGGCGCTGCCTCTTGATCTGGGATCTTGGTTATGCAGTTAGGCCAAGCGCCTGACGGATCCCTGCCTGACGGTCCACACCGCCAACCTTTTCGATGCCGTTGATCAGATCAATTTCGATGATCACGTCGCCATTGACCGTGTACTTGAAATAGGTCAGTGGCATCTCGCATTTCATCTTGGCCATGTCACCGGATTTAAGGGTTCCGGGGTCCATCTTGGTGAAACGACCGCGCACGGACATTTCGATTGCATCAGTGTTGCTGTCAGCACCATCAGCCTTGGCTGCGGCCAGCAGGCGGACACCAATACCGGATGCATCCGGGACGCCGAATTGCTTCAGGATACCGGTGTTGAATTCGGCAAGGGTGAACTCAAGCTTCAAGGCTTCGACGCCAAGATCCAGTTCGACCTCGCCAAGCATACCGGCACCGCGATAGGCCTCGGTCACGCGCTCAATGACGGGGGTAACGACTTCCTCGGCAAGACCGGCAAGACCGACACCTTCAATGAACGCGTTCCAGTTCTTAATGTGTTTGGGCAGCATTATGCCAACTCCTTAAATGGGTTCAGTCCAGGCAACCAATGATCAGGCCGCTGCAACCATTGCTGCGAAGTCGACCAGATAATCATCGGTGATTTTCTGTTCGAACATCAGGTTTTCCAGCGGCGGTACCGGGGTGTAGTCATAGCTGATCATCAGCTTGCCGGATTTGAGTTCTTCCTTGCTGTTCTTTGCAGGGTCAAACCACGCTTCACCACCGATCAGATAGCCACTGGCAACAAGGCTGCGGAACTTGGCATTGACGCCATCAATGATGTCGCGCACCAGGGTCGGCGACATCGGCTTGTCAACAGCCCAGAAATGCGCTTCGGCCATGGTATCGGCCAGAACCTGTGCCGTCCGGGTGTAGTTTTCAAACGCAAACAGCGGATCTTCGCTGCAGGTGCGCGAACCCCAGAAGCGATAACCCTTGTTGTTGATCAGGGTGGTGACGTCCGCTGCGTTTAGAACACCTGCATCGGTGGCCGGGTTCTGAAGATCCCAATAGACATCCTTGCTGATGCCCGACACGCCATTCACAGGAACGTTCGAAATCGTCTTGTGCCAGCCGATATCTTCATCAATCTGGGCACGCAGACCAAGCGCACGGGCAACGGCGGATGCGGTGCGTTCGGTGCTGTTCACCGTGTCCCAATTGATGAAATCAGGATAGATCAGCATCAATTCACGCTGGCCGAAACCATCGCGATAGGCGGTCGCTGCCGGGATATCCTCGCAATCCCAGCAGGACGCGTAGGCAAAGGACCGGGTCAATTGCGCGATGGATGCCAGTTCGGCGGTGACATTGGCATTGTCGAGGCCGGGAACACCCAGAATGCGCGGCTGCACACCCAACAGCGGCTTGGCAGCGGTCAGGGCCTGCATGCCGGTCTTCTGGCCGCTTACGACACCGCCGATAAGGTTGGTCGTGGTTTCGGCTTCGTCCGCCCCTTCAGGCACACGCACAACGACCGTCAGGGGATTCCCGTGATCCTTGATCGCGTCCAGGGCATAGGGAAGGGTGCCATCATCACCTGCAGCACTGATACCGTCATTGATATCAGTGATAAGCACAGGACGGTTGGCTGGAAACACGTCTGTGTCTGCAGTCTCGCCGGTGCAGACAACGCCAATGACGGCAGTCTCGATCGTGCGGATCGGACGGGTGCCTTCAGACACTTCGACCACGCGCACGCCATGATGATATTCGGTTGCCATTTCGGCTTACTCCGTAACAGTTGCAGGGAAGGCCGGAAAACCGGCAGTGACATCGAAATCCATGTGCGCCTGAAGGTCATCAGGCAGGGCGTCGATGGCATATTCACGTTCGGTTTGCGCATCTGTGCAGGCGCACAACATCGCGCAGACGGCAAGGTTCAGATCAATGATCTGCTGTTGGGACAAAAGCGGGCTTGAATTGTCTGCCATTCGGACGATCTGACCGTTTTGAAGCAGGTTGGCTTTTGCCTGCTCTGCGATGCGATCGAGAAGCGCAAGGCTCAGTTCATCGGTCTGAACAACATAAATGCTGCCATTCACATCAAACTCGATACCGCCTGACATGCGGCGGAACTTGTGTTCCTTGACTTTACGTTCGAGCTTCGCCTTCGCCTGATCAAGACTGATCGGCGATGTTGGCCATTCCAGCTTTGCGGTCTGCTCCGCGCCTTCGCCTTCAAGCATAACGCTGGGTTGGTTTCCAACATCCTGCCATTCACTTGACGGCTTGGGCGTCTGGGTGATCGGCTTTACGAAATGCTCAAGCAATGTCTCCACCGAATGCTTGGTTGCATCGGTGAATGGGCGACCTGTGACCGCCGTGAAGCTGGTCCCGGTTTCGGTTCGGTTCAGCGACCAGTCATCGTTAAAGATCGCATATTTCGGGGTGTTCATTTTGATTTCTCCTTAACGCGCTTTCGCGAACTTTCCGGGGGTGAGTGCGTACATGCCGGTGTAGTATCTCCCGCCATTCGCGTTGGTGTGGGCACCGCCTGTATCGGATGCATTGGTCAAACACTTCGCACCGTTGGACAGAAGGTAGAACTTGTCCGAGATCGTGTTCTCTGGTTCGCTGCCATCCAGCCGCAGCTCATTGAACGCCGGGTTGGCATCACCAGCACGGACACTGCGAATGGTCGGTATCCCAACAGCATCACCGCGCACCACATCAAGCCAGAGCGGCGCGAAGTCAGCAGGGAGCATCGGACCATCAACCACCCCGTTCCCGTCATAGACGTCAAAGCTGGAGAACTGATCAACACCACGTTCAAGAATGAGCAGGTGCCGACCCGAAACTGACGCGCCCCCGATGGATACCGAGTTGGCGGTCGAATTGAACCAGTTCGGGTCATTCCCCCGACCAGCGACATTGACAAGGGTATAATCACCCGCTGGCATTTTATGATGGAACTGTCGAATATCCCCGCCATCCAGCGGGATATCCCATGCGCGTTGAACCGGTCCGCCACAGTTATGGGTGATGGTTGAGATCTGCCCGACCGTGTGGGAATCGATCAGGACGAAATCCATTCCGGCAAGCGGGCTCGCACGGCGTACAAAATGCTCGCAAGTTCCCTGATATTCAGTGTCCGCGCCAAGCGTGAAACCATTGGTGGTGAAGTCCAAGCCATCAGGGTCAAAAATCTGTACGCCATCAATATGAGGAGCCACAGTGTATTGCGCTCCGCCGATAACGACATTCAATCTCCAATTTGAATAAGCGTCACGGCGCTTTGAAAGCACCAATGTCTTGTTGATGACACAGTTCCAAAGCGACGTGACCGCGCCGCCGCCGATGGTAATCGGTGCTTGGACATAGCGGGATGGGTCCGTGATGACCGGACAATCCGCCATGTCCCATTCAAGGGTATCTGCGCCGTCAACTGGGTGAAGCATGTCATCGAGTTGCGTGACGACTTTCACCGCGCCCTCGTTCAAACCCGCCTTTGTGCCGCCTACAAAGTAGGGTCCGGCGAAAGGCAAGGAAATCACGCCTTGTGGAGCGCCATTCTTGAAGAACTCAACAGTCTGATTATAGGCATCAATCAAAACGCCCATTCGGTCGGTTGGGAAGGTCGGGTGCCCCCAAGACGCACCATACGCTGACCAAGCCCCGGAAACGTATTTTTGCCCGTCAGTGCGGTAATGCACGGTTTGTGCGGCACTGTTGAAATTCGGGTCATTAGACACCCGGAGACTACCGGAGTTTGAATTCCCGTAACCAATTTCAAACTCAACCTGGACAATGCCCTTTTTGATCGGATGCGATACCGCTGCATGAGCGGAGTTGTTGGCGACTACCGTCGCGTTTCCGTCGGAAAACGCACCTGCATCGCCTGCAACATGAGGGTCATAGTTGATTTTATTATTGGTCGGGGTGTCGGCGACCTGACGGACGTTACCTACAACCTCAAAATGATTGAGGTTCTTGACTGCATCGGTGGTCTTTTCATAACGGTCCGGGGAGGTTGCGTTACGGACGTGAACTTTGTGCAAGGTCAAACCATCGGTTCCGGTGCCCGCATATTGCGGAAAACGATTGGTGTTACCAACCGGATTGGGCATAAAGCCAATCTGCGCGGTTTCGCTTGTTGCAATTGCAAGCGCCTCGGCCTGACAAAGATATCGACCGTCTGACTGAAGCGTACAGGAAACGTTTGACGTTTGGGTACCTGCACCAATGACTGAACCATCCCCCGACAGATCAAAGACCGCATAGGCTAGACTGCCAAACTGGGTCGACCCGAACGAGATATTGAATTCTGTGAATTCTTCCGGGGACACCCAAGACTTTGCGACGTAACTCTGTCCGGCAACGACCGGCACCCCGTCCGTAATGTAATGGTAGTCGTTCGCGGTATTCGGGACGAGACGGTTTGTGCCCGCGAGATTGATACCGTTCGCATTCCAACCCGACGAAAAATCCTCGCTCCCCGCAACGAGGTTTTCCGAGCTAGTGTCCTTCCCCATGTCTGCAGGGTCCGCAAAATCAAATCGACGGCCATAGCGACCATATTGACCCTGATAACGCTTTGGCACGAAGACGCCATCGGAATTGAAATACCCGAAATCCTGCGCAGACAAGCCCTCTGCCGCGTCCCCGGTGATGATATCGACCGATGCGAGTTTAAAGCTGCTATTCGAGGAAATCAGACCACCGGTTGAGGTGATGTTTGCGCCTATCGCCTGCCAACGTTGCGGGTCTAGAAGGTAAAGGGAGCCGCCATCGGCCATCAGGTTTGTATCAAGTGGATAGGTATATCCGCCAATTGTGAATTCAGCCCTGTTCACCGCAAGCGTTCCGCCCGTGGTATCGACCGTGATCAGCACGTGCCCCCAAGCCGCAGCGTCTTTATGCTCGGCTTCAATGGAAGCAGTGTTGACTGTGGCGCCGTCGCCGCGACCTATCTCATTGGACATAAGCCACTGGGTAGCAGAGGCCGAAATACCGGCAGTAAGGAGAGGGCCGACCTTGCTGCCAGCCGATACATTTTTCACCCAACCAGAAAAGACAAACTTGTAGCTGGGAACAGCTACACCGGGTGCGCAACGCAAATAACCCGGATTTTCTGAGCTTGCATTCAGCAATGCCGCGAATTCGATCAACTCGCCGGGGTCGCCGCAGCCGATCTTGGCAACACTGTTTTCCATCAACAAAGACATGATCAGGCCTCCGGGCGATGGGTGATCACAACGTCGATCACATCATCCGCGCCGTCATACTGCAGATGGCAAAGACTGACTGCATTGGGCTCGTAACTCACTTCACCAGTGACGCGGTATTTTGTACCCCAGTCAACCGCACGGTTGCCCGTGGCGTCCTGCGTTAGCTTGATCATGGCAGGGCCTGCATTTGGGATTGCTGCGGGGTTGGCGATTACGATCGCGTCGGTCAGCGTGTGTTTGAACCGACTGCGGGTGGCAGGGTCGAAGGATGCAGTGTTGCCTGTAATCGTTAGATCAAGGAACTCGGTGTTGAAGCCTGCTTCTAGTACACGAGGTAAGTTGTATCTCAGGAAATCTGGGTGGGAGTTTTCATCCGCATTATGACTGTCGATGCTGTCTCCAACAAACTGTCGGGTTGCCAACACAATCGCGGGATCGACCTTGAGTTCAACAAGTTCGGTGTTGCTGTGTTCGAGGATGACACGCAGATAGAGATCCTTGCCAACACCGGATTCCAGAACGGGCTTGAACGTTTCTGGGTAACGGATAATTGCGATCATATCGCCGTCTTGGTCAAACAATCCAGCTTCGCGAACATACCAACCGCCCTGATTGGCGGGAATTACAGCTTCGATCACCAACCATGACGGATTGTTCACGTCGACATTGATAGCATTTACTGCAGCGCGGAAAGTTTCGTTCTTCAGTTCTGTTTGTGTAGCGGTTGGGTTGTAAGCACCATCTAGCCCACCGTCTCCAACAGCAAAATGGGTCAGAACAACAGACTGTCCAAGGGCAAGCGCGTTGGCCATCTTGGCAACACCAATATTGGTGAAGATCGTATAGTAGTCGCTCATGCCATGGTTCCTTCGGGATAGACGGTTGCAATCTCAGCGCCATAAAGCCCAGCACCAAGGAACGGGCGGGCGGTTTGCACTTCGCGAGAGGTGATCGCGTAGGGGTAAATTGTCGTGTGCTCACCTGTGACCAGTGCCGCACCAAGAATGGGTGCGGTCGTCATCTGCTGGAGATAGATCCGCAAGTCATTAAGGTGACTTCGGACATTCTTGGTTGCCATGATGGTTTCAAGGATCTGGTCGCGTTCCTGATCCGTTAGACCGCGTGAGACCGTTCCAACCTCAACTCGAAACGTGAAAGGAGCCTGTTGCGGAGCATCTTCAAACCATTCGGTGATTTTGATCAGATCAAGGTCCATGGCCTCAAGGGCACGGCGGATCGCACCCCGCGTACCCTTGCGACGGTGTACATCGAAGCTTTCGGTAATGACCTTGCGCTTAACATCTGTCGGCCATGCAGGATCCCACGTGTCGACGGAAAAGGACCAAGCAAGCCAAGGCAGAAACGCTTCAGGGCAGTGATCAGGATCCCAAAGCGTGTCGATCACCACATCAAGGGTATCGATATGACTGCCCGTTTCCTCGATCGAGGTTTCAATTGCGGTCTTGTTCGGCGGCAACACGGTGGTCATGACTGTCCCCCGACCTGAACGCTAAATCCGGTGCAGAGGGGGAACTGATTATCCGCTGGTGCGATTTCCGCGAACGCGGTTTCACCGTCACCCTGAAAGATGACAACTTTCTGCACACCATCCACACGGGCAGCTTTATGCAAGCCATCAAGCGTTATCGGCTCCCCCAAGCGCTTCTGCTGGGCAACAAACGCTGTTAGGCCTTCGAGAGCGGCAGTGCGCACGATCTCCGCATCCGGCCCTCCATACACCGTTAAAACGGCAGAAAATGCATATTCGACTGCGGTAGCTGCCTGGACGGTGACCTGATCGGTCAGAGGGCGCACGTCATCGTTGGTCAGGGTGGCAATGACATTGTCGAGAACTGCTTGATCCGGGACGCCGCTTTCCGTGCTGGTCATGACACTGATCACCACGGATCCGGGGGTGGGGCTCGCCACGTCCACATCATAGACAAGTGGATCCGCAGAAAGAGCGTGATAGCGATAAGCACCAACAGGACCGGCGACACTCAGTGCTTCGAATGCAAGCAGTATCCGGCCACGCAGGGACGTATTGCTTTCCATGACGGGATCAACAGGCGGAACAGCGCTTGGATCACCTGCTTCGATCGTTTTTCGCGTAACGTGATATCGTGCTGCAATGTTGTCGAGATCCGCACCCTTGGCGGTTGCGATCATGCAAGCACGCGCCGCATCATTGATCCGCTGTCGCAGGATGGTCTCGCGAAAGGCGGATTCCTCAAGCAATTTGACAATCGGATCGGATTCCAGTGACGGATCCCAATCTTGAAGAATATCAGCTTCAGCAAACAACTGCTGTGCCTTGGCCTTTCTATCTGCCAGCAGTGTTTCAAATGAAATTGTCTCGATAATATCGGGGGAAGACAGCGCCCCCAGATCGATAGCATCAAATCGGGTCGTCATGACTGCCCCCCGAGACCAACACCATACGTGACGGCTTCGCCATCATCCTTAACGATGCCGGTCAGATTGATGACGGACTGACCATCCATTCCGGCAGACACAGAAGCCCTTTGAAGATCGAGGCGGGGTTCCCATCGCTCGATCGCCTCAGCGGTTGCCGCAATCATCTGCAGCGCGCCTGATGGGTTGGCTGGGCTATCCACAAGATCAAAGACGTGTGATCCGTATTCACGGCGCTTTACACGCGTGCCCACAGGGGTGGTCAGGATATCTTCGACCGATTGTCCGATATGTTCACGCTTGGTCATCTTCTGGCCAGTCTGCCGGGACATGCCATAGGTCATTGATCAATCCCCCACCGTGAAGGTTTCAAACCCTTGGGCAACCAGTGACCCGCAAGCGACGGGATCGCCCACGCGACCCAACTCCTTACCGCCAACAGTGAAGCGCGGCGCACCTGACTGGAGAACAGATGCATGAGTTTGCGGGATGTCGGGGCAGGTATGTGCGCCCCACGCATGCCCCTCGCAATGCACCGGGATCCCGCCAACGGTGAATTTGGCATTACCTTCGACGGATCCGCGTGGCGGCCAGCAACCATGACCTGTGCACAAATGGCCCTGAAGGGTGACGTTCGGCATCAGATACCGCCCTCCTGTGCATGAATATGTGCGGCATCAAGCCAAAGATCACCGAGACACTGGATACCGATGGCACCATCCGCCGACACTACCAAGTCACCACTGCTGTGAAGCTCTAGCCGTTTGTTGCTGGTGTTGTAGGTGACGGTGGTGCCATCGTTCCATTGCACCATATCGATCGCGCCGTCGGTCGATACGGATGGCAAGGCATCTGAATAGAAAACTTGCAGGATTACGCCGTTTGCAGGATCTCCGCTTGGAGACCCGACAAGGACTTGCGTGCCGTTTCTCAGGTGATTGGTTCCGCGATAGTTCTTTCCAACCGACCCCGGAATAGGGATCCATCGGCCCGGTTCACCATCATTGATGGACACCTTGGCGCGTGCATTGGCATGGTCGACATCAACAATGGTTCCGATGGCGATCATGTTTTGAAGAATGCGAAGGATTTCGGCGATGTTTTCTGACATGCGCAGATGATGACCATACCATCAGAAGGTGGTCATCGGGTGGCTGGTTGTTTGCAAATCATGCAACCAATGAAGGCTATTTCCCCGAAACAATAGCGTCGATCACCTTTTGCCGGATTACATGCAGATCTTCTGTCGAAATCCCCAGCAAAGGTCGTTCAGGATATTTCACCTTTGGCCCGCCTTTCTCGACATAGTCAACGCCACCATAGTGATGAACCGATGCGATCTGGGCTGTTTTCCCCTTGAAGCCCACTGCCGCATGTGACGGTGTGCTTTCGATCCGCATGCGACGGGCCTTGCGAAATCCCAGCATCATCTTCTTGGCCCCGCGAATATTGCCCTCACGATCGGGTTTTCGTGGTTGCCATTTATTCCCGTCAGGATCCTGTTGCTTCGTGATCCGTTGCTGGTTTCTGCGGCGCACCTCTCGGGCAATGTCGCGCAAAAGCGTCTTTCGGCCAGCAGGTGACAGGGCACGGATTGCGCTTTCAATCCATGCGTCAAACTGTCGGAAGCCGTTAAATTCGGATTTCGCCATCAGTCAAGATCTGGATAGAAATTGCCCATATCGATGGCGCGGACATCCGCGTCGGGCTGATGATCAAGGTTCGTGCCGCCATCGACCGGTTCAACCGTGATGGTGTCAGAAAGTTCAATCTGGATAGAAACATCTGCGGACTTGGTGCTGATAACATCAACATGGAATTTAAGCGCTTCCTCATTCCTGTCTGGAACGTTCGCATCAATCCAGTCCGTCATCACAAACAGCAGGTTTTGTGGATCCCCGGCATAGTCGGTAATGATCAGGTGCGCGACATATTGGATCTTGAAGTTGCGGTTCTGACTATCCGTCCCCTGATAGGCAACTATGCTACCTTTTTCAGCGAAGGTCAGAAGGTCTCTTGCCTTGATATCAAGGCCGCTTGCCAGAAGATGGTTCCGCGCATCAGTCAGTTTCTGCATTTTGGGATTCCTGCAGTTCGCGGATGCGCTGGTTCTTGCCAAAGCAATCGTCGTGGGCATCGATCAGGTCGACAATCAGGCGACCGACTTTCTGATCGGTGACCGGCGGGGATGGCATTTGTGGCCGTTCCTTGCAACTGGTCAAGGCGGCTGGCACATCTGTGCGGACGGTTTTAATCTTTGTGATCGGCGGACTGGATGCGCAGGCCGTCAATAACGGCATGAACAGCAGGGCCGACACACCCATCATGCGGTGCATTGTCAATCCTCGATCGGAGTTCGGTTAACTGATCCTGGACGCCTCTGCGGCGGTCCTGTTCGGCTTTGATAGCGGTTTCGATATTTTGCTGGCGGCGCTTGTACTCTGCGACTTCAAGCGCGTTTTCCACGTTCGTCTTCAGCAGGTTCTCGGCTTTCGATTGCGCTGTTTCCAATCGCGCATTAACGGTCTGAAGTCGCATGGCCATGAAGCCAACCACCACAAGCAGGGCGACGCCTAGCAAGAGCTTCCATTTCGAAGCGGCTAACCTGAAAATTCCAAGTCCAGGCATTTTCATTCCCCCAGAACCATTAATTGCCAAAACCGCCAGATCTTATCGACATAGTCGATGGTTTCGCGGCTGTGACGGCCCGTTACATCGGGAAGGCAAGTGATGATGCGCGGATAAAGGTTCTCGCCACCACACAGGGTTTGCGCGGCAAGGATATTGCCAATCCCACCGTTGTAGCTGGCAAGTGCCAGACTATGCCGGTCCTGTTCCGGTCGCGGGGCTGACCACTCCGCACGCAGGCGGCCCATGTAAAACGCGGCGGCCTCGATCGCCAGTTCAGGGACAAAGGCAGATGCCCCTTTCGGAAAACCTAACTGTCGGGAAACTTGATCCCAAGTTGCGGGCATGAACTGCGTTATACCCATGGCACCAACCGGCGAGACGGCATCGACCTTGAACCGGGATTCCTGCCAGCTTTGCGCCTTCAAAAGTCGCCAGTCGACACCGGGCATGAACCGTCCGGCTGCGCTTCGGAAGTCCCGATCAAACTGATCAGGAAAGGATGAGGCCGAACATGATGCAGACGCCCAGATAGACGCGACCATGAAAATCAGAAACAGCCTGATCATTTGCTTTCTCCAGCCAATCGCTCATATCGAAACCCAAGGCGTGGTTCACTAGCCACATCGCCAAACGCATGCAAAGAAACGCGACAACAGCCTGACCAAGCTTCATGCCAAATGATGCGAAGATAATGTTCTCCATTAGCCTTTTCCTTGTGCCTTGATGTTCGCGGCTTTCTGGGCCAACCGGTAGTGTTTGTGCTTGTAAAACCAGTTCAGAAAGAACGTCAGAAGCGCGACGCCGACCGACATCACAGCCAGCTTGTCGTTGGTCGTCAGCCCTGTCAGAAAACCAGCCCCAGAAGCGGCATAGGTGGTGATCGTCGTTTTATCCATCTTCAGTCCCACAGGTTCACGCCACGTTTCGGTGTGACAGTTCGTTCGGGAAGTTTCACCTGCAGCCCGTGGGGCAGGTGGGTGCCATGTTTTGCCAAGCCCGGATTTGCTTCGAGGATGGCTTCGACCATCGTGCTGTCCCCGTAGTGCCGGTAAGCTATCAGATCGACTGTGTCGCCCTGTTGGGCGCGTACCGCCTGCATCAGATCAGTTCCACCGTGGTGCGTTTGCGGCCCATCAGGCGGGCGACGGCCTCATTTGAACTTTGCAGCCATCGATCGGATGTGGCTTCGAGCGCATCGGCGCGATCATGGCCAGACTTGGTGCTGTCATAATCACGCGTGGTATCAACCATCATCGAACGCACCCGGTAACAAACAGCGGTCAGGTACCAGTGGGTTTTTTCGCTGATTTCGCCATATGCCTTGGCAGGAACATCGGCCAGTTTGGATGCTTCCTGCGCATCAACCCAATCGGCAAGAACCGCATTGGTCTCCATGATTGCATCTTGGGTGGCAGCGACGATCCGGTCGTTGCTGAAAATGTCACTCAGGCCGGTGCGTTTGCGCACGGCATCCAGTTCGATATCCGGGAAAAATCCATCATTCGGGATGATGTCATCACTGGCGGCTGGATTGGTAGACGGAACAAAGCTGCTCATGATTTCATCACCCGAAATGAAGGGAGGCGGGCGACGGCGAAAGTTGGGACATCGGATAAATCCTAGACCCTTCCTCCGCGCCGCCGCCGCGCCGGGGGGACCACGTTACTCGGAAGCCTTGTTCTCAGAGGCTTCCGCGATCTGTTTTTCCAGCTTGTCGATGCGACCTTTGACACCGCATTTGGAATTGAACTCCAACGCGGTCTTGAAATGATCGAGTGCCTTGACCGGATCCTTCTCTTCCAAGAGAAGGCCTGCAGCTTTGTGCGCTTTGGCGCGGACTTCGTCCGGCATGTCGTGATCTTTGGTGAGTTCGACCGCTTCAAGCAGAACGTCAAGCTGGTCATCGGTCGGTTCGTTATCGGTGATAACGTCCAGGATCATGGCTGCGATGTTGCTCTTGAAGCCTTCCGGCATGGTCATGCCGTTATCAAGCGCATATCCAGCGATCGGAAGTGCACCTGCGATATCACCGGCATCAAGCCGCCAAAGCATGATGGTGACAAGGATATCATCCTGATCGCCAGACTGCGCAGACAGCACCCCTTCAACATAGGGTTCATATTCCGGTAGAAGCTCGCGCTTCACATTGGCCTTTTCGACCTTGCTTTGAATGGCCTTCAGGATCGCCTTGTGGCTACCAAGCAAGGCGCGGAACTTTGCGGCGACACCGGCCTCAGCCGGAACTGCTGCAGCACCGGTTGGTGCTGCAGCCTGCTTCGCCGCAAGCGTTTTTTCAAAATGCATGCGTGCGGGGGATTTCATTACGCCCATCCCCCCTGACCATCTGGCAGAAGGATGTTGTCGAGGAAGGCGCAAGCACCGAAGTCTTCGACAACATATGCCTCATTGACAGAGTTGAAATCCTCGACGCGATCGCGCTTCGGGTTGTCCATAATCTGACGACGGCGGCTGCCAGACTGCCAATAGATCGACAGGTTGGACCGCTTGGTGATCAGAAGGCTGCGCGTCGGGAAGAACGGGACGCCCATACCCGGAAGATTGCCAAGCGTCTTGTTGGCCATCAGGGTGCGCAGTGCATTTTTTTCGGTCGGTGCATCGTTGGCATTGATCAAGCCGAGATATTTGTCGGCAAGAAGCGAACGACCGGTGATGGCAACGAGTTCGCTGTCTTCACGGTACCACGGATCAAGCAGTTCATTCGTGGCATCGAAAACGGCAGCGTCCATGTTTTCATAGTCGCCACCCGCACCAACCTTGATCCCGTCAAGAACACGTTCGTTGGCATCGTTGCGGATGTGCTGAAGCCAACCAATATTGACATCCTGCAACATCGTATTGGTCGCAATGTCGGTTTCGGCAGCAGCGGATGTGCCATTAAAACCAATCATCAGACGGTCACGCGCAATCTGTTCGATAACCTTGTTGCGCAGCCGCGATTGGAAATCCGGGAACTTCGCCCAAATGTCCATCTGTTTGTAGGTGATATAGGTGTCGAAGTCGGTCTTCTTGGCTTCGTAGGTTTTGCCGGTCATATCACCGACAGCACGCGGGGAACGATCGTTGTCAACGGTGTTCGTGCGGCTGGCAATCGGGCTGTCAATGCCAATGCCGATCTTTTCGCCCGACATTTCATCAACAGGCAGGATGTTGATGTCCTGGAGGAAATCAGCACTTTCCTGAATGCGATCTTCCATTTTCTGTTCGATGGAAGGTTCAACAGCAAATTTGACAGTTGCATCATCAATGCTGTTGAGGGCCGCAATCTGGGCCGCATAGGCATTGAACTGGCTGCGAGTGGTGTTTTTCATCGGATTTCCGTTCTGTTGGCAGAAGAAAAAGGCCGACTGCTGATTAGCAGTCGGTCATGTTTTCGGACGCGGCCCCAGTGGATTTCTGGCGTTCCGGGGTGGCGGGTTCCTTCGACAGCTTCGCGGTCAGATCGGTAACGGTCTGGGTCAGCTTGGTGACTTCCGCCTGCAGTGTTTCGAGATCCTTGGCACCTGCCTTGTCGCCCAGATCGGTAGACAGCGCGGTCACCTGCTCTGCAATGGCAAGGGTGGATTGCTCGACCTGGCTGAACTTGGCGTCATCGACCTTTTCTTTGCCCGACAAGATCTGTTTAACCTTGGTGAGCAGATCGAGGCCTTTCGACTTCGGTTCGTCTTCCGCCTCAAAGGCTTCAGCTTCGACGCATTCCGATTTCAGGTTGTCCGGCAGGGCACCCTTGTTCTGGGTTGCGAACTTGATGATCTCGGTGCCGAGCGATGCCGGACTGTCAGTGATAGCCAGACCTTGGCAATAGGCTTCGCCGGTACCGGCAAAGTTCGGGTTCAATTCGATCGACCAGTAAACTTTCTGGCGGGACTTGTTGAGTTTGATCAGGTCGTCAGTCGGGTCGATCTGGGCAAGCAGGACGCGATTGCCGTTGCCATCGTCTTCGGCCTTTAGCGCCAGTACGTCACCATATGCCGGGAAATCGCTTTGTGGGCGCAGGCTCAGAAGGTGTTCGCAGTTGATCCGGGCACCGTATTTGTCCGGGTCATAGTTCGCGGCCATCTGGTCGATCTGTTCGGGGGTGATTTCACGGCCATCAACGGTTTTGCCGGAAGTCGCTACGCGGAAAAATTTGGTTTTCATCGCTTCAGCTTTTGTTGGGTCAGGGATCGGCGCTATTTCGGCCAATGCTGCTTGCAAGCAGGCAAAAACATCAAATCCCCGGTGGTTGTTCGATGGGCAAACAACCACCCCGCAAATGCTGTTGTTAAAGTCCTCTGTAACTTGAGGGCATGACAGACACCGAAGCAAGCAAGCGCATCGAAGCGCGAAACCTCTACCATCAGGCATACAGTGTGGCCGAGATCTCGAAACGGCTGGAATTGCCCTATGGCACCGTCGATGCTTGGAAGCGTCGGGACAAATGGGACGACACGCCGCTTGTGGTCAAAATGGAAAGCGCTGTCGATGTCCGCCTGTTACGTCTGATCGCCAAGGAAGACAAAACCGCCACCGACCTAAAAGAGATTGATCAGCTTGGCATCCTCCTCGAACGCACGTCGCGGATCCAGAAATATGACCGTACCGGCAAGGAAGCGGACCTTAACCCCAATATCGAAAACCGAAACGAGGCCAAGAAACAGAAGGCCAAGGCCAAAGGCAAAAATGCCCTGACCGATGAACAGGTGCAAATGCTGGTCAAGGCTTTTGAGGACGGGCTTTACGGGTATCAGATCGACTGGGGTGCGGCGAAAAAGTACCGTGAACGCAATATCCTTAAATCACGCCAGATCGGTGCGACATGGTACTTCGCCCGTGAAGCCCTGATCGATGCCATCACCACGGGTGACAACCAGATATTCCTGTCCGCATCAAAGGCACAGGCGCACGTTTTCAAACAATACATTCTTGATTTCGTGCGCGAAGTGACCGGGGTGGAATTGAAGGGCGATCCGATTGTGCTTTGGAATGGCGCAACGCTCTATTTCCTCGGAACCAACAGCAAAACCGCGCAATCCTATCATGGCCATGTGTATCTGGATGAATATGCGTGGATCTCGAAATTCCTTGAATTCCGCAAGGTCGCGTCGGCCATGGCGACGCACAAGAAATGGCGGAAAACCTATTTTTCGACACCGTCGACCATCAATCACGATGCGAATTCCTTCTGGTCCGGGGAATCCTTTAACAAAGGCCGCGCCAAAGCTGACCGCGCCGAATTCGATGTATCGCACGAAGCCTTGAAACACGGGGCTGTCGGGCCAGACGGCCAGTGGCGACAGGCCGTCACGATCATTGATGCAGTGGAATCCGGTTGCGACCTGTTTGATATCGACCAGCTAAAGCGCGAATATAACGATCAGGATTTCCGCAACCTGTTCATGTGCGAATGGGTTGATGACACTGCCAGCTACTTCCTGTTTGACGAATTGCGCAAATGCATGGTCGATGCTTGGGAAGTCTGGGAAAAGGACTTTGCACCTTTTGCCGACCGACCGCTTGGCAATCTGCCGGTTTGGATAGGCTATGACCCGTCTGAAAGCGGTGACCAAGCCTCAATCACGGTCGTGGCACCGCCGCAAAGCAGCAAAGGCAAATATCGCGTTGTCGAAAAGATCAACGCCACCGGATCCGATTGGGCTGCACAGGCCGAAAGCATTCGCCGCCTTACACAGCGCTACAATGTTCAGCATATCGGGATCGATGCCACCCAGATCGGTAGTGGCGTCTTTCAGCTTGTCCAGGCGTTCTTCCCGGCTGCCGTCGCGATCAAATATTCCGCCGAGGTCAAAACCCGTCTTGTCCTGAAGGCAAAGCATCTGATCAGCAAGGGCATGCTTCAGTTTGATCTTGGGTGGTCGGATGTCTGCATGGCCTTCATGTCGATCCGCAAAACAAGCACCGCGTCCGGTGGCCAGATGACCTTCGCGGCATCGCGATCCAAAGAAACCGGCCATGCCGATGTGGCGTGGTCCATCATGCATGCGATTGATCGCATCGACTTCCTTGATTTCAACGAAACCGGGGTTGCCGTTGGTTCAGACAGCCAACGCCAATCCATTGTGGAGATTTGCTAACATGGCGAAGGCAACCAAGGTCGACGCACCGGCCCCAGAAAACAAGTCAAAGGCCGAACTCTTCACGTTTGGCGAACCGGAGCCGGTTCTGAACAAGCGCGATGTGATGTCTTATTTCCATTCCGCCTTCAACGGATCCTATTACGAACCGCCAATCAGTTTTGATGGTCTGGCCAAATCGCTGCCATCCAACGCCCACCATGAAAGCGCGATCCGCTTCAAGGTCAACCAACTGGCGACGCACTTTGTTCCGTCAAAGTTCCTTAAACGCCACGAATTCACCCGTCTGGCGACCGATTATCTGGTGTTTGGAAACCTGTTTGCGGAACAGCGATTTTCGCGCATGGGCAATCTGCTTGAGGTGACCACATGCCTTGCCCGGTGGACGCGTGTGAAAAAAGATAATCGGTTCATCATGCTGATCGACGGCAAGGAACATGAATTTGAAGACGGTTCGATCATTCACCTGCAGGAGCCCGATATCAATCAGGAAGTCTATGGTCTGCCAACCTACGTCGCGGCCCTGCAGTCCGCTTGGCTGAACGAGGCCGCCACCCTGTTTCGCCGCAAGTATTATCTCAATGGCAGTCATGCCGGGTTTGTCATGTATGTGAATGATGCAGCGGCCAACCCCGAAGACGTCGATGCGCTGCGCAAAGCGATGAAGGATGCCAAGGGACCAGGCAACTTCCGAAATCTGTTCTATTACAGCCCAAACGGAAAAAAGGACGGCATCCAGATCATGCCGCTGTCCGAAGTCGCGGCCAAAGACGAATTCGCCAGCATGAAAAACGTCACCCGCGACGATATTCTGGCCGCGCACCGTGTGCCGCCGCAACTGCTTGGCATCGTGCCGGTCAATGCCGGTGGCTTCGGCAGCATTCAGGACGCCGCCGAGGTGTTCCACAATAACGAGATCCGGCCCATCATGGCGGCACTCGAAGGCTTGAACGACATGATCGGGGAAAAGGTGATTGAATTCCGGGATTATGTCGGCAAGGTCAAGGAAGCCTGACAGGCCGGTATTATTTCCGCCAATCCGAAAGTTGATCATAGGTCACAAGAACGACATCGACAGGGGGTGCGCCGCATTTTTTGCAGCGCATCCTTTTTTGTATCTCTCTTGGTGTATGGAACCCCATGTGGCGCTTGCAGATATCCTGCCAAAGCAAAACATATTTGCGCCGCCCGCAACTACACCTGCAGCCCAGCGCGGCAAACTTCTTGCGCGACCAAATGGTGAAAACTGGTGTGTCTAACTGATCCTGCATAGGGCCATCCTTTGGCCCTGTCCCAACCATCAATTATCAGGTTTTGGGTTCTGTTTCCAAGTTTCAATTGGGTTCTTGTAGTAATGAAAAGGCCCGCGTTTGATGAAAAACGCGGGCCTTCGGGCGCAATCAGGGAGGCAGTACCAGTCGAGATGCCCAGCTTTGCGCCTCGCCGGGGTTTCGTCAATCAGGTCGTGGTTGGATGGAAATTGGTGATGATGACCTCGCCGGTTTCTTTAGGCTTTGGACCGTTCAGGCTGTAGCGGGTTTTCACCGCCTCGATCGCGAAGCCGGAAAAGGTTTCCCGGACGCCTTCTGTGTCATTCAATGACAGGATAAAGCGACCTTTGATCTCTGACAGGATCCCGGCAAGCTGCTTGAAATCATCTCGACTGAACACTTCCTTGCCGTAATAGTCTTCAGATCCCCAATAGGGTGGATCGAGATAAAACAGGGTTTCGGGCCGGTCATAGCGGCCAATGAAATCCGCGTAGGGCAGGCATTCAATCACCACCCCGGAAAGCCGTTCATGCAGGTCATCGAGCATCGGCACCAGACGCGACAGATCAAAGCGCGATGGTCGTTCGGTCGTTGTGCCAAAGTTGCGTCCATCGACCTTGCCACCGAATGACAGGCGCTGCAGGTAAATGAACCGGGCGGCCCGTTGGATATCGGTCAGGGTATCAGGGGCAACATTCAGCAGGCGTTCAAACTCCGCACGGCTGGCAAGGTGGAATTTCAGGTAATCGACAAAATAGCTGTAATGTTCCTGGAGGATGCGAAACAGGCCATGGACATCCTTGGAAATGTCGTTGATCACCTCGGCACGCGGCGCTGTTTTGCGGCGCAGGAATATCCCGCCCATGCCGACAAACGGTTCGGCATACAGTTTGTGCGGGGTGGCTTCGATGCGTTCGATCAGGGTTTTGGCCAGCAGGCGCTTACCGCCGACATAGGGTGCAACCGGGTTAACAGGCGTGACGGGCACAAGATCAGCGGGGGCAGGGGATTGGACGGTCATTCAGGCAACCTTTGCATCAAATGAAAAAGGCCGGGTCATCCCCGGCCTTTGCAACCTAAAAAAGAATTTCTTTAGTTTGTTGGTTTTATGGTTGCATGATGCTCTGTCCAACCACTCAGCGGCTAGAACGGTTGCCCGTTGAAGGTGCCTTGCACCACGGTCATCAGGTTCGGATCACTGTCATTCAGCTTTCCCGGATCATCGCAGAAATCGAAATTTGGCTGCAGGATCGCCGTGCTGATGGCACCGGTGCTACTGGTGTTTTCCAGATAGACGAAATAGCCTTCCCGTCCTTCCAGAAAGACAACTTCAGTGGTGGCATGGATATAGGTCGCCATGGGCTGATGTTCAGCGGCATAGCTGTCTGCCGTGCGGGCGGCATTGTTCTCGATCCACTTCCAGTCTTCATATTCATGCGCTGCCGTCCCCGGCGCACACTCTGCGGCAAGAACGGGGGATACCATGACGCCACTTCCAATCACGGCAATAAGGGCGGCACAGGCCGCCTTGATGATCATGTTCTTCATCCGGACACCTCATTTCTTAATGGTTGATTAAATTATATGAAAATCCCGCTTAAATCGCAATGCCGGATAGGGGGTGCCGGGGGGTAAAACAGCCAAAAAATCGCAGTCTCCCCCCTCCGCGCCTTCGCTCTTTGGGTGTTGAAAATTCTGCAGTGCGTCAGGAGGGCTGAAGTAAGCGGCAGACTGCGCTTCCCAAGGATTTAAAAACAGAAAAAATTCTGCATTTTTCGGCACTGTTTTGCACCGAAGCCCTTACAGGGTGATTTGGCTAGAGGGCGTTCAAAGGCGCGTTTTTGGTTGTCGTGTCGGAAAAAGGTAACAAGCGTTACAGGTGGTGAATTTGTTGATTAAGTGACTGAACTAATTGAGTAAAGTGCATTACCTTAAAAGGTAACGCAGGGTAACATTTCGAACGGAAAAAGGTTACAGTATTGATATTAAAAGATTTTCTTTATTCATTTTGTAACCTCCCCAGAAGGTAACATCGTTACTGTTTGCAACTCCATTGCAACCTTTTCCTGATGGGTAATTTTCTTATATTTTATAAATAGTTAGATAGATGATTTATATACCTGTTACTCTTGTTACCTTTTTCCGATGGCCTCAGATTTTGGTTGAGGTCTACAGTGAAAATAGACTACTTGAGATTGTAGGAATGTTGATTTTCTCTGTTGCGATGCTTTGGGGGGGGTGATGAAAGTTCAGGAATTAGATGTCTGTATGATCCGGCTGGACCTTGAGAACTATCGGACATATCACAATGCTTCAGAGCCTGATGCTCTGCGGATGATGGTTCAGGTTCAAGGAAAAAAAATTGTTGAGCTTGCCGAAGACATTATCGAGAACGGCCTCTCGCCCATTGAAACTATTGCGGTTGTGCCAGAGAAAGATGGCTTCCATACGGTGATCGAGGGCAACCGGCGTATTACTGTGCTGAAGCTTCTGGAAAATCCTTCACTAGCTGGTGATACATCGGTCGAGAAGGCTTTTTCTCGTTTAAAGCCAGAATTCCTGAAAAATCCAATCCGCAAGATCTCCTGCGCGGTCTTCTCGGATCGGGAAACCATTATGAAGTGGGCAGATCGCAAACATGGGACTGGTCTCGGAGGTGCAAGTTTAGACCGTTGGGGCTACGTTTCCAATGCTCGGCGTAGCGCAGACCTTGGTGACTATAATCGATGGATTGCAGCGCTAGATTATTTGAGAGAGCAAGGGGACCCAATCGAGAATGCTGAACTCGAAATCGACCGTTTACAGATTGGTGCTCTGATAACCCGTATTTTCGGTAGTGAATACTTATCGAAGGGCCTTGGGGTGACCATCAAGTCTAATGGGGAAGTGTCCTTTGAAAATGGTGATGACGCGGCGGGCCGAAAACTTTTGAAGCAAATGATCTTGGATCTTATTGCTCGAAAACCAACTACCGACGAATATCGCTACAAAGAAGACTGGGTCAGATTTTTTAAAGAGTTTGATAGCCTGTCGGTAAAGAAAGGCGCATCCACTAGCCAAAATCCATCTGCGGAAACCTCGACTACTGACACTAATCCTAGTGGGGCTCGTTCAGGAGAGGGTGGTGGTACTTCAACGGACAACGATGGCGGAACCACAGGTCCTTCTGGACCCAAGCAATCAAATGATGATGGGAAGGGCAAACGTCGTCCAGCACGTAGGCGTAGCGACCGGACCAAGCTCGTCCCCAAGGGACGAAGATACAGTCTGCATATCCTGAATGATCGAATAAACGATTTGTATCATGAGTTGTTGGAACTGGACGTTTCCGAGAAAAAATCCGGTGTTCCAAATGTTGGAGCTATCATGATCAGGGTCTTTCTTGATTTGGCTCTGACGCATTATTTGTCGGAACTTGACGTGCCTCTTGACACTCGTTCCCAGAGCAGGCGCGGGGCATCTAGTTGGAAAGATATTGGCGTTTCGTTGCCTAGCAAGCTGAACGCCGCCTTGAAAGATCTAGACCCAAACAACAGCAACAAAACCCTTAAACCTGCACGACAAGCCTGCAACAAGGATTTCCATCATTCCATAGACGTGTTGCATGAGCGTGTGCACGACCTTGATGCTACCTCACCAACACATAAAGAAGTAATTGAAGTGTGGGACCGGTATCACCCATTGTTTGACCAGATCTTCGAGAAGCTAACAAACGCAGGGAAATAGAGCTGGCCAGCGAAATGGCCGTCGTTTAGCATATACTTTTCCCATGCATGGAGGTCGATCTTGGCCAATGCCTTTAATACTCCTTTGCGCTATCCAGGCGGCAAGGGGCGTTTGTCTCAGTACGTAGCGGAGCTCATAAAGCTCAACGGACTAAATGACGGATGCTACGCAGAGCCGTTCTGCGGAGGTGCAGGAATCGCTTTGTCAGTCCTTTATGGCGAGAAAGTGCGGAGGATACATCTCAACGACTTGGATCGTTCCGTCTTCGCATTCTGGTCAATGGCAGTTCTTGAGACGGAAGAATTGTGTAGGCGGATTTCTTCAATTCCTGTGGACATGGACACATGGCATGCTCAAAGGAGTGTTCAAAAGGAAAAGGCTAACGCCGACTTGCTAGATCTTGCTGTGTCGACGTTTTATCTCAATCGAACCAATCGATCGGGAATTCTGACCGCCGGTGTAATTGGTGGGCTTAAGCAAGCGGGAACTTGGAAACTCGACGCCCGATTTAACAAGAAAGATCTCCTGTCACGCATTGAGAAGATTGGCGTATATGCAAGCCGCATTCAGGTCACACAACTGGATGTTGTAGATTTTATCAACCAAGCGCCAGCGCTACTTCCAGCAAATTCGTTGATATATTTTGATCCACCCTATTTCAACAAAGCTGACCAGCTCTATCAAAATCATTTTAAAGCAGATGATCACAGAGATTTGGCAGAAAAAATCCAGTCAGAAGTTAAGTTTCCTTGGTTGGTTTCCTACGACAATGTGGATCAAATTTCTGAGTTGTACGCGGAGCGCGATCAGGAAGTTTTCTCCCTGCACTATAGTGCCAATGACCACTATGAGGGCACCGAGTTAATGGTCTTTAGTGACGGGCTGAAGTCTCCTGAAAAGGTATATGCATCTCGCGGAGTTGTTGCATAGAAAGTCAAGTATCGTGGGACACCCGGCAGCTAACATATTGAAATATTTAGAGCGGGTTTGGGCTTGTCGTGGGGCATATACCTGTTGATTCCATTGGTGAAATCTGAGTTTTAGGCTTCCCTCCGGGCCTACCAAGGAGCAATACTCATATAATATGAGTATTGCTCCTTGGTCCCAAACCTCCCAGATTTTCCGATGAAATCCCCCTAATTCCCAAGTTGTCATAATTCGGGGTGATAGTCTCTGGCGCGAACGCCAATCAAAGCCGTTCGGAAGGCATCACCGCGCGCTTTTATCGGGGTTTTACGCATTTTTTATGCCTGACATCGGTTCAGGACACATTTCTGCCATCGTATTTTTACGGCCCTCCCTCCTAGCCTGTAGCGGTTGATCCGAACACTACAGGAGTATCCCATGTTCGATCTGATCTATGCCGTTCTGGCATTGGGTGCCTTTGCCATGTGCGGGCTTGCGGTACGCGGCTG